AGCTAGATGGTAGAGCAGAGACTACCTTTGTTAGAGATTTATTTAATAACTTAAGAACATATTCCATAATCTTATCAAAGATTATTTTCATGTATTTTGCAATTACACATGCAGCATCAGCGATAAGTTTTTGTAAATCAGTAATAACGTTTGAAACTGCATCAATATAACTTGTAATTGCATTCAAATATTTGGTTATTTTTTGAATTAGATTATCCAAAACAGTTTGAATTCCTTTCATCGCAGACCCAACAGTATCGTCTGGTTTCAATATGGGAATTTTTTCTTGAAGTTTGTCCTCTCTTTTTACATCACCAGCACTAGTTTGATGGATAGCGTCTGGGTTTTCCTTTGTCGGGGTTTTGCCTTCAACCACAACCAAACCTTCGTCAGGTGCTTTTTCTTTTGCTGTTCCTGTTTTAGGTTCTTTTGTTTCAGAATATCCGCTCTGTGGTGTAAAGTTTTTTCCTTTATTAAATCCTGTTTTTGTTTCAAGCTCTGTTTGGGCGTTGTTTCCCAATACTCCCATGATGACAGGAACTTGTTGTTCTTGACCATCAAGGAAGAATCCAAATACAAAATTACCCTGTCTTAAATTTGGTGTTTGTGATGCTCCTGCTTGACCGCCACCAGCAGTGATTGGATACATCACTTGTGCCCAAGGGAGCTCATCAGACTTTAATGTATCTTCACTTTGATCATGAAGACCTACGATTCTGACTTTATATCTTCTTCCCCATCCAGGGATATCATTTTTATTTTCGAATTTTCCTGGGACAATATTATCCCTCCAAGTAGAGTCGTCAGCAATCTGACCTACCCACCAGTTGAAAGATGCTCCTAAAAATCCCGGATTAAATAAAGTTCCTTCACTCATCAGTCGTCGTACATTCTACATTCAAGAGCATCTGGATTATCATTACAATATAATTCTAATGCTGTTGGATCATGCTCATCATTTGGATGATTTTTTACCCATCTTTCAAGAGCATCTAACTCATCCTCAACATGGCGTCTTGCCTGAGAGGATACCGTTGGATCGTCTAGTATTTTTTTATCTTGTTCAATATGCTTTTCTACGCTTTCCATGTCAGTGCGTATAATAGTTCAACTATTTAGAGGTAATGGAGAACCTTTTCTACCAATAGAGTCTCTAACTAATGTTAATTTGGTATATCCTCCCGTTCTTGTGCTTATATAATGACACAAATCTGCGATCACATAGTAACCACCAAATTGTTCATCCATAACTTTAGTGTCTTTTGTAGAAATTTCTGGTGTGTCAATATAGATATAATCTCCAGCATGTAAACTAAAATCACCAGTAATAGTAATGGTTACTTTAGTTGAGAAGAATTGATTATATCTCATTACAGATTGATTTAGAATATTTTTAGGGTCAAAGTTCTTTTCCTTTGCTTTTTTAATTTGCTGTTTTGTATCACCTGTAGGTAAAGTGCCAGTATCAATCAACATATATTGTGTTCTTGAGAAATCTTGGTTCTGACCTTCAATATTAAATTCTTCATTATATTTTGGTAAATTTTTTCCTGCTTTTTGTAGATTATCTTTACTGGCAAGACTGCCTTCGGTGTTAGGATTTATAACTTCATAATAACAATTAAATGGATCAAATAAAATTGTTCTTGTAGAGTAAGTTCCAATTTGTAATTTTGATTGAACGCTGCCAGCTGAAGTATCAACATTATATTCTAATATTTTTCCACCATACTCTGGTGGAACAGATGTTCCCCTTCCATCGGGCGTATCATTATAAACTAAACTCTTATACTTTTTCTTTCCTCCAGATGGTTCTGTATCAGAAAGCAATCCTTCAACAGACTTAAATTTAAATCCATCAGAAGTTTCAAAGAAGAAAAATCCGGCAGTATTTCCCTCTGAATTTTTAGTTTTGGGAACAGATTTTCTTGCTAACTGAAGAATAGTTGCAAAAGGTCTGAGATTAACTCCTGCGTAATTATAGTTATTTTGAGTTTCTTCTATGTCTAATTTTTTATTACCGTCAACTTTTAGAGTTTCTTTCAGAATTTTATTAATGTGATCAGATATTTTTCCGTCCAGTCTATAATTAACTGTACTTTTATAGTTAAAAATTGCTTCTTTTGATACCAGATTTGCAGAGACTAAAGTTTTTCTATTTTCTTTTGCAACTGGTTGAATAAAATCAGAATACAAAGTTACTGATATTTCTTTGTCGTTTGGATCTGATAATTTTATTTCTACTTTTTCGGTTCCAACTAACTGAAGTGCTTCTAGAGCTGTCTTTAAATCGTTATCTTTTTCTATCGTTCCAGTATCTGCAAAGATAACATCTACCTTCAAAGTTGGACTTAATACACTTTCATAATAATACAGATCAGTTATGAGAGTAGAAATATCTGCTTGCGTACTATTGTCGTTAGAATACACTAAACACTTTTTAATGTCAAAATCTTTAGATTGTGCAGCAGTAATTGGTGTATTAGACATTTTTTAAACTTTTCGTATTACTATTTACCTGAGTTCTACAAAATCTTGAGATGGATCTTCATCACCACTTCCACCAAATCTACCACCGAAAGAATGAATTGGAACGATTTGAGGTGGCAGCATCGTCACTGTGGTGGGTGAAGAAACTTGATAAGCATAATCATCTTCAGTTTCTGGGAAACCATCTTCAGTGTATTGACTTAAAATAGAAATCAAACTATCTGCTGCATTTTTTCTTTGAGATGCAGTTTCAACTTGATTAATAATATCATAGAAATTTATTCCGAATAACTCTACAGAGTCAGCATCAACAACATATTCTCCCTTATGAGTAAGTGCATAATCTGTTTTATTGACAAATCCCCCTTTTTCATAAGCAACATGGACGTGATCGCTGTGATCCGATGGTTCATTCTTAGCGTGAAGAAGTTCAACTGGTCTAACTCCTTTTTTAGTATTGAACTGCGAAATAGCCTTTAAAATTTTAGATTGCTCATAATCATATGCACCAATATCAATAGCTCTGCCACTATAATGGTATGAACCTGTAGCGTGCTGACCCACAACACCCCCATGTTCTGGGTGTTCGGTAACACGTAGAAAATCTTTTCCGGGAACTAAATTTTGATTTAAGTATCTTCCAAGTTCTCCCGCAATTTTTCCACCAAGACCACCATATCCTTTGCCTGTTTCTAATCCACCTAAACCTTCTTTACCAGATGTAGGAGCAGTGTCTTTTTCTCTCTTCTGTTTTAAGGAACTATATGCCTCGGTAGTTCCATGAACTCCCAGTTTGTCATCTTTTGCATCAAATCCACCATAAAAATAAAAACCATATTTAGAAACAAGAGATGCTAATTTTGAATTAACGTCACCATTTTTTATACTCCACTGATTACCTACGCCCAAAACTCTCACTCTTGCTCCGATTGATTTTAAGTAAGAAAGTTGTGCTTCAACAGAAGCAATATCATCCTTAGAATTTGCGATACCGGTTGACAGATCAACCAACATACCCTTTAAAGAATCGCCTTTTGACTGGAGTATTTTTAAAACATTTGCGGCACTCCTGCCAACTTGAGTATCACTTGCCACAGAACCACTTCCACTTCTTCCAGCAAATCCATGAGCGATACTATCACCAATCACAAATTGCGCTTCACCACCGAATTGTGCTAAAGGATTAGTACCAGCACTCTCACCTTTCTGTGCTGATGGGTTTGCATTTCCTCCACCATAACCAGACCTTAACTTAAATTGTTTTTTTAGGGACTCTAGTAATGAATTGACGGGATCTAACATACTCTCTTTGATGCTATTTCTAACCCATTTTAAAATATCAACAGACCCAATCTCATCTGCTAGTGACATTTTTTTTCCAGGAACCATAGTGTTAGATAACATATAATTAAACAAATTATTCACTGCTGACGCTAAAGAGTTATAGTCACCTTCTGAAGGACCATTACCCATGATCAGTTTAATTGGCATTTGTAAAAATGGTTTCAAAAAAGTTCCAGAGGATGCAATAGTATATGAATTATTCAAGTAACTGTATGGATTTACATAACCAGAAGATTCTGGATTTGGAAAGAAGGTTTCAATATTAGTCTTTCCATTTGGTTTTCTTGTAGAAGGGTTGAAGTATGATGCATCTCCACCAACCTCTGCACCTGGAGATAATGGTGACATCGGAATTTCAATAGTTCTTGCTATTGCTTTCTTACCCTCCGATCTGCCAATAACACCACCAACAGTTTCTCCGCCTCTTGTGATTGCGCCGCCAGAGGCATATCCCATCGCTCTCACTGCTTCATTACCAAATAGACTACCAAATGATCCTTTCTGTTTGGCAATCATTCCAAAACTGAGAGTATTTACAATTTCTCTTAGTTGCTCACGTATTCTTGCATCAAACTTCCCAAGATTTTCTCTCTGCTCTTTTATTCCAGCACTATTACCAGTCAAGAACATCACACCATAATTAAGAAGTTCTATCGCATATCTAAAAGGAGCTCCAACAATATCCAATAAAGTTCCAACACCATTCAATAAGAAGTTATAAAATCTCATTCCAGGTATTGCTACTGCATTATAAAAAGCAGTTTTTACAAATCTAGTAAATGGATTTGGGTCCTTCCTAGCATCTTCTAGCCCTTTATATGCATCAGATTCAATTTTTGTTGTAAATTTTCTCAGTTGAAAAGCACCTTCACCTAAAGCAGACGATATGAGACCAACTCCAGCAACAACCCCAGCAGCAGCGCGGGCACCAATCTGAGTTGCTCCATTAATGGCTGCCTGTTGTGCTGCTCTTTGTCCTGCTTGCTGAACAACTCTATCTTTTACAAGATCAACCGCTTGTTGTCCAGCACTAGAACTAGCATCACTTTCAACAAGGTCAGAAAAAATCATACCAGCAATCAACATAGAGTTGATGACTTTATTTGCCAAATTCAACATCTTTTCATAATTTGCTACTCCAGTATCACCACCAAGAAGTTTTGCTTGTTGTTTTCCAAAATCAACAAGTTTATATGCTTCATTCACAAATGTTGCCATCGCATTTAGAATTGTTCCAGCAAACTCTATTCCAAAATTTCCAATCTTAAGGGTTGTAATTAACAATCCCTTTAACTTCGGTAAATGTGGTAGTAATTTGAGAGTTAATGCTCCAAACAATACTGAGAATAAAAAGTTCTTTACTGAATCAAGAAATCCAAGTCTTGGAGTTGTGAATTTATTTGATACTAGTTTTTCCCTATTGTCTTTGCGATCCTCATATTTCTTTTCAGTTTCTTCTCTACGATTTCTCTCCAGTGATTTTGTTTTCTGTTTAAATGCTACATCTTTAAATTTATTTCTCTGACCAACAAGTTTTTCAACACGAATAACTTGTTTCTGAATTATAAAGGCAGTTGGATTTTTTAGTTTGATATATGCCACGTCTTACCTCAACTCCAAGTTGTGATATTCCCAATCACTTCCACCACCTGACGAATACCCAGAAGATCCTGAATTAACATAAATTGGTGGCGATGGCATCGCTACAAACTCAGAGTCTTCAACAATCACTTGCGGTCTTTGATCTATTTTTCTACCGGTATATTTACTCAAGTATTGCATCAAAGCGGATGCTTTTTCTAACCTTTGACGATCATTTTCAACTCCATTTATCATGCTAAAGAAAGGGTTCCCTCCGAATAAATCAACAGAGTCTTTATCAATTACATACTCACCCTTATGGAGTAATCTAGTTCCACCAAAAAGAGTTGGACCACCACTTTGGCGAGCAGAGCTAAGCATAGATTTAACTTCCATATAATTCAAAAAAGAATTTTGTGCTCTGTCTCCAACATATCCAACATGAACGTGAGGAACTTTGTTAGCAACACCAGATAATCCAAGAGCAGTTCCAGCAGTTATTTTTATATCTTTCTTATTCTTCACTCCATTTGCCAATTCATATAAGTGAGTGGCATAAAAGAAGTTAACTATTTTTCCTTTATATGAAAATGGTTTATCTAAAGCAATTCTGACACTATGCTGATCCTGCATACCTGGCATATTTGGATTAGCGTCTTGTCCCATTTGAGCGACATGGCCTTTTTCAGCATACTCTAAAATTCCACTAACAGACGAAACAACTTTTGAACCAATAGGAGTTAAAATATCCAATCCAGTATCTGCAGCATAACCACCTTTATTCGCTGCAACATTTTGAGATGGAACTGGATTTACAACACCAGAAACACTTGTAGGAACACTCTCTGCTCCCATATTCAAATTACCTGCATCAGGAACACTTGGGTCACAAACACAAGGATCAACATTTGCTGCAGGAGAACCTGGTGCTATTTTTGCCATCGTTCCCACTCCACCTGCTTTAATCTGAGCGAGACGTGTCATAAAAGCAGGTCTTGACATGTGAGCTTTGTTTCCACCAGCAAACTGGTCAGGATAAGTTCCACCACTACTATGAGGAAGACCTCTCCAAGTTGCAGATAAGCGATTACCAAAATCATCATCACTCATCTGCCCACTTCTCCATCTAGAAAATCCATGTCCAGAATATAACATTTTTAGCGCGGTTCTATCTTGCAATTCTGGAGTAAATTTATCGCTACCTTTACCTCCAGCTGCAATTACACGTTCCAAAAGATATTGAGGCATTTGTTGATATCTACCAATAGCACCTCTAGCATTTGCAACCAACCAGTCAACAGTCATTTGAGTTGGTTTTCCTGGAGTTGCTCCTCGTGATACATTCATGGTGTCATAATCTTTTGCTTCAACAGATGAAATCAAATCAAGAATTGCCTTGTCAACTGCATCCCCAGAAACTGCCATGCCCCCAGAAGTCCCAGTATCACAAGCAGCAGCACAAGGATCCCCTTCACTTTGACTAGCATCTCCAGGCATGGGAGCAAGACCAACTTGAGTTCTCAACAAACTAACAATTGCCCCAAACGATCCGCTCATAGATTTCATTAAGAAGTTTGCAAGTACTGAATTAAAATCTTTCATTCTAATTGAAGATGAAAGTTTTCCATATGCAGCGTTGTTTTGTTCATAAAGACCTAACATCATGAATGAACTTAATGAACTTGCTGCATTATTATAATCATCCTTTGTGACTTGATCTCCCAATAGAGATTTTATAGTCAGAGACATTACACCACCCAAATCTGGAATTGATGAAATTTTATAATATGAATCCTCCATGTAGAAGTATCTATCCATCATTCCTTCATCATCAGCACCGGGAAAAACTTTAGCAAAACTAAGTGTTCCACCAACTAAAGAACCGGGTCTCAACTCTAAAGTTTTGTACTTTTCACTTCTTGGAATGTCAACCTCTTTTACTTCTGTCCTTTGAATAGAAACCGCCCCACCAGCAGCATACTTTCTAACTTTTATCACCTTTCCACCACCATTATATCCCATGTCCCTAGCAGCCTGTTCTCCGTACAGACTGCCTAAAGATCCAGGAGTTTGTAGTTTATTGGCAACTCCTTTCATACCAACAAAACTAAACAAAGGTGAGAGTATAGAGAAATGTTCTCTTACACCATCACGAACTCTGGCATCAAACTTTCCAAGATTTTTTCTTTGCTCATCCAGACCTCTCTTATCATTATTCAGTCTCATAAATCCAGCACGGATTAATTCAACTGCGTATCTAAATGGAGCACCTACAATATCAAGTAAAACTCCAGTTCCATTTAATATCCATAATGCTGGACCCAAAGTTCCCTGCATCCAGCCATAAAATCCCCTCTTGAGAAACTTTGTGAGTGGATTTTTATCTTGAGATGCCTCTGTCATTTTACCAGACATCCACCCCTGTATTCCTTTTCCAAACTTCTTAATCTGGAAAGCACCTTCACCTAAAGCAGATGCTAGTAACCCAACACCAGAAACAATACCAGTTGCTGCTAAAGGTCCAATAGCAGTTCTAGCAGCTTGCTGGATAACTTGTTTCCCTGCTTCTTGTGCTAAGGTATCTTTGATAACATCAACACCAGCATCAATTGATTTACCGGCAACACTTGTTGTACCACCAACTCCACCAAAATCACTGAATAACATTCCAGCAATAAAGATAGAATTCATTATGGAATTCATTTGTCCAGATAAATTATCCAGTTGATTTATAGCATCTTCACCACCAATTTTTCCTACAATACCTCTAGCGTGATCATATGCTTTATATCCATAATCAACAAATGTAACCAGCCCATTTAATATCTTCCCACCAACATCTATTACAAAATTACCAACTTTCAAAAGCGTTATTGAAAATTGTATGAGTTGTGGAAGATATTTAATTAATCTAAGAGCGATAAACCCCATCAAGACGTTTGAAATAAAAGTTTTAAGTGCTTCCAAAAATCCCAATCTCTTTGTCACTGATTTGATTGGTCTACCTAAAAAAGATAAAGGTCTCTCTAAGACTTTTTCGTAGTTAATAAACCTTTCTCTTTCTGCGTTTTGTCTTTTACTATCAATCCTTTTTTTCTGAACTTTGACAGAAGACTTCAGCAGTTTTTCTTTACTAATAAACTGCTTCTTAAGTGATTTTAAAGTTCCAGTTAAAGGAGAAACTAACTTTGCCATCACTTAATATTGAGTTGCTTAGCAGTTTTTGAATTATTTTTTGAAGCAGAGAATTGAGGTACTGATGGTTTTGAACCACTACCTCTAGCACCACCCATTCCACCACCAGCGACTTGTGGTTTTGTCACAACCTTTGGTGCTGGTTTAGGTGTTGGTGTAATTGGCTTTCTATTTGGAGAATTTTTTCCTAGTCTTGCTGTTCTCGCTGCCGCAGCTGCTTTATAATCCTTATAGTACTTACCATCAGATGACGAATAATATCTCCCCATGGCAGATGCTTCTGATTGTTTTATTCTAGCCTCAGAGGCTTTGTCTGCAGTATTCACTTTATCAATATCTTTATATGTACCAAACATTCTGGTAAGACCTCTACCAACTCCACCAAGAAGTCCTCCCCTATTCATAAATTCTTGATTGGCTGTCTTAACCTTAGCATCCATCCCAGATCTCTTCTGTTCTGGAGATAATACGCTTCCCTCCTTTTTTATTCTCGCAGTCTTTGCTTTAGCATCATTAACTGCTCTGGAATATCCATTAGGTCCCAGGCGTTCATTCATCATCTTTTTAATATTCTCCTCTTTCATCCCACGCTTTCTCATGTCTTCCAAATCACCAATCGCAGTCATACGCATCTTTCTTGCGTTTAATGTCTCCTCTCTTCCTTTCGCTCCTTTAGGATCAAAGAAATCAGTCAGAGACTCTAACATACCTTTCTTCCTCTGAGTTGCTCTTTCATAGGTTGGTTCTCCACCTTTAAAACTTAAATAAGCAACAAATGGACCATCAGGACCCATCATAATTTTTGACTTTGGAAGATTTTTCTTATCATAATCTTTAAGTCCAGATCCACCAACTAAGGCAGAACCTTTACCACCATAACCTTTACTTTTAGCTCCGTACTTATCAACTTGACCCGATAATCCACTAGCAAAGTTAGAAGAATAAATTATGTCTTTTCCTCTTTGTTGGGCAAAGTATTCCATTCCACCAACATTTATTTTTGGAACTGTAACTGCATTATATCCAGAACCTGCACCTAATCTTTGTGTGCCATTTTTAACAAGAATAGATTTTCTTCCACCATAAGTTGTTCCGTACCCCATTCCAGCAGAGGTTTGTACTGCCCCACCAGATGAAAGTTTTCTCTGAACGTGTAGTTGAGATTCAATTCTCTTAAGTCTTTGGTCGGTAGATAATCTTCTATTATCATTAGCAATTGGATCTTGATAAGCAGAACCTTCTTTTTCTGGCGCATTACCTATCATTCCACCACCAGCCGCATAAACTCTTTGATTAACGATGCGTGGACGATTAGTTCCACCACCAGCAGCGTTCATCGCCTCTAAGGTGCCTACACCAAACTTCTGAACAGCACCACGAGACATTACAAACTCACCGTCTGTCAGCATCGCTGGAACTTTATCAATACCCTTTGGTCCCGACACTACACCATTCACACCTGCCATCAAATCAGCAAGACCACCAGACCCAAAGAAGGCAGTAAAGGGACTTACCTTACCTGATATAGCACCACCATTAGCAGCGAAAATAGTTTTTAGGTCAGCAAATCCACCACCAAATGCACCCATAGAAGGTGCTGTAGGAGCTTCTGGAATTTGAAGTTGAGGTGCCTGTTCTTCACCGCCACCCATGAACTTATTGATTGCCAGTCCAGTTCCAATAGTAGCGACCGCACCTAAACCAAGCTTAACTAAACCAAGTTTTCCGCCACCACCGCCACTTGATAATGCCTGTCCAATACCTTTTAGTCCTTTACCCGTTGCAATTGCTTTTGCTAACCTAGCAGCAATAACAATAAGTCTGGCGGTTCCCGCTATGGCTACTTTAGCAAGACCTCTTACTACTCGCCCGAACCCAGTGCCAAATAATAAGTATCCAGCAATTAAAGACGGCCACCAGTCTTTAAGAAATCTAGCAATTGAACGAACTTTATCTTGATTTTCTTTATTCGCAAACCAATTGATTAAGTTTAGTAGTGCTTTACCTAAAAATAATGTAACAAAAAATTGTATAATCTGATCTAGAATATTTTTAACTGGCGCTACAACTGCTTGAGCAGTATTCTTAACTGCGACAAAACTATTTTCTAAACCAAGTTCTACTTTCTTTCTTCTTGCTACTTCCTGATTTTTTCTTTCTTGATTTGCTTCGTTAGTAACCTGAGTATTCTGCTGCGTGAGAAGTTGTATAATTCTCGTTAAAGACTTAGAAATAACTTGCAGGTCCGCAGGGGCAACAATTAATTGCGTTTGTGGTTGAACAGCAGCAGCCTGAACTGTTTTAGTTCTTCCCATCAAGTTCTGAGGATTTACTGGTGCCATTCTATCTTACTTTAGAAACTAGATTTTTGTTGCTGCTGTTTCAATTGTTCCTCTTCAAGATGTTGTTGCA